TAGAAAATGATTTAGTGCCACCTGCCCCACCAGAGTTGCAGGGTATGGAACTAAACGTAGAATTTGTATCTATGTTGGCACAAGCACAACGTGCAATTGGTACAAATAGTGTAGATAGATATGTTAATAGCATGGGACTAGTAGCCCAAATGAAACCTGATGTATTAGATAAATTTGATTCTGATTCATGGGCTGATGGTTATGCCGATATGTTAGGAGTTGATCCATCGTTAATAGTTCCCGGAACGCAAGTAGCCAAAATCCGTAAAGAAAGAGCAGCAGCACAACAGGCAGCAGCACAGGCTGAACAACAACAGCAAGCTGCTGACAACATGGCTAAACTCGGTAAGGTTGATGCAGGTAATGCAATGGATCTTATGAATCAGTTTAGTGGCTACAATTCACCATCACCTTTGGAGGTTTAATTATGGACGAAAAAACACCGGGAAATTTTAGTTTTGGCGATATGCCAGCGGATTACAGAATGAGATATAAGCAAATGATAGAAAAACACAATAACAAAAACAATAACAAAAACAATAACAAAAAAAAGAAAAAGAAAAAGGACAAAGAAGAAAGTGCTATCGATAGAATTACAAGAATTTTGTATAGCGGTGGCGACAAATGAGTTTATACGAAAACATTCATAAAAAACGTAAAAGAATTAAAGAAGGTTCTGGTGAACGTATGCGTAAAAAAGGTGCAAAAGGTGCGCCAACTGATGCAGCATTTAAGAAAGCAAAAAAAACTAGTAGAGAAGAAATGGCTAAAAAGCTTTATGGTTAGGTGTGACCGTAACACAGTAGTAACTAGATATATTAGAACATGAGCGAATACAATCCCCTCGACCTTAAAAGTCAACAAAAATCTAAAGACAATAAAAAGTCTGTAGAAAGAATTGACCGACAGAACGAGGAATCAGATATTAAGTGGCTCATGAGCAGCAAGAGGGGTCGCAGATTAGTCTGGAGACTTCTGGAGCAAGCAGGTGTATTTCGATCATCGTTTAACACCAACGCAATGGCAATGTCATTTAGCGAAGGTAACAGAAACTATGGTTTGCAGATCCTTAACTTGGTTCACTCTCTCTGCCCAGAACTATATCCGACAATGATCAAGGAACAAAAAAATGTCAGAGACGCTGATGACGGAAGCCAACCAAACAAATGAAGGCGACACTCAACAGCCAGTAGACGCAACAACTGAGCAATCAAGTGAAGCAGCTACTGACACTAAGCAGCAAGCCGAAAATGTACAGGATCAACAAGTTTCGGATGAAACTACTGTTGAAAGTGAAACTAGCGAATCAGAAACACCAGAAGGTGCGCCTGAGAAATACGAGTTTAATTCTAAAGTAGCTGACGCTCCAGATGAACTCGACCCCGAAGTCTTAACTGCTTTCGGTGATGTCGCTAAAGAACTTAACCTGCCACAAGAAGCTGCACAAAAAGTATTAGATAAAGTTGCACCTGTAATACAGGCAAAACAAGCCAAAGTTATTGAGCAAACAAAAGTTGAATGGGCGAACCAATCAAAATCAGATGAAGAATTTGGTGGCGAAAGTTTAACTGACAACTTAGATGTTGCTAAAGCATCACTCGATACTTTTGGTACTGATGCTTTGAAGTCGCTGCTACAAGAAACAGGCTTGGGAAACCACCCCGAAGTAATTCGGTTTATGTACCGAGCAGGTAAGGCAATTAGTGAAGACAGTTATGTTGGTAATTCTGAAGGTGCTGTTGGTAAATCCAATGTTCCAAAAGATTTTAACGGCATAGCAAACGCACTATATTCTAATCAGCAATCTAAATAAGGAGTTATTAAATGGCTACTCTTGCAAATTCAAATTTAACACTAGCGGATTGGGCAAAAAGATCTGACCCAGACGGTAGAGTTCCAATCGTTGCAGAACTGTTATCACAGTCAAACGAAATACTAGATGACTGCGTTTTTAAAGAAGGTAATTTACCTACTGGTGAACGTGTAATTATTAGAACAGGATTACCAGCAGTTTATTTCCGTGCCTTAAATCAAGGTATTCCGGGAAGTAAGTCAACAACTGCTCAAGTTGATGAAGCTTGTGCAATTCTAGAAGCACGTTCTGAAGTTGACAAAGACTTGGCAATGTTAAATGGTAACACCGCCCAGTTCCGTTTATCTGAAGATACTGCGTTTTTGGAAGCAATGAACCAGACACAAGCTGAGACAATGTTCTACGGCAATCCCGGAACAGATCCTAAAAAGTTTTTAGGTTTAGCACCTAGATACGGTGATCTTTCTGCAGATAACGCTGTAAACATTCTTGATGCAGGTGGATCAGGTTCTGATAACGCTTCTGTATATTTAGTAGTTTGGGGTGACCAAACAGTATATTGTCCTTTTCCTAAAGGATCTAAAGCAGGTTTAATGCATGAAGATCTTGGTGAGCAAACTGTTTACAACAGCGATGGTACAAGGCTACAAGCTTTTGCTACTCGTTACCAATGGAAAAACGGTTTAGTTGTTAAAGATTGGAGATACGTTGTTCGTATTTGCAACATTGATGTTTCTGACTTAGTTGGAGTTACTGGTACTCAAGCTACGACTGCTGCAACTGCACTTGTTAAATTAATGGCAAGAGCAACTTACAGAATACCTAACATGAGTATGGGTAGAGCAGCATTCTATATGAACAGAACAGTTCATTCTGGTTTGTCAATTGCAGCAATGGATAAATCACAAAATGTTTTAGAAATTGAGAAAGGATTAACTCAATTTGGACAAGCAAAAAGCTACTTATCATTCTTAGGTACTCCAATTAGACAGGTAGATACCTTGATCAATGCTGAAGCTCGTGTAACTTAATAGTTACTTAAATTAGTTTTTTTATTTTTTTGGAGATTTTTACAAAATGATTACAGATGCATTGCTCAGAGTGAGCGAAGATCAAGCATTAACTACAACTGCTGTTTCTACAAACACAGTTGATTTAAGTGTTGCTAGAGACATAGGTGAAGGTACTGCTTTATACATGAACTTTGCCGTTACTACTGCATTAGCAAATGGTACAAGCGTAAAGTTTGAAGTTATTACTAGTGCAAACGCTAACTTGTCTAGTCCTACTGTTATTGGCAGCAGCGATGCTGTTCTTACAGCAGCACTTACGGCTGGTAAAAACGTAGTAGTACGTTTAAATCCAGAAATTGCTGGCAAAGGTCAAAGATTCCTTGGTGCTAGATACACAATTGCTGGTACTTTTAACGCTGGTAAAGTTACTGCTGATATAGTAGAAACAATCGGTGACGGTAGAAAGTTCTATGCTTCTGGCTTTACCGTAGCTTAAAATTAAGAATGACTTATGCCTATTTACAAAGCTAAAATCAAGTGTTTCGTTGGTCAATCCTTACGAGAAGCTAATGAAGAATTTGAGTATAACGGAGAATTTTGCAAGCATTTAGAACTAGTTAGTGGGTCTGAACCTCAGATACCTGTAGCGTCTACTACACCTGTCAAGGCTGAAGTAAAGGCAACTAATTTAGAACTAATGACTAAAGCAGAACTTGAAGTTTATGGTCGTACTATCGGTGTTGAACTTGATAGAAGACAAACAAAAGATACTTTAATTTCAAAACTTGAAGCGGCTAATAAATAGGTCAAGTCTTCTTATTTATTTACAAGGGGGCTAGTGGCAAAACTACTAACCTCCTATTTTTTTAGGAGATGTAATGGCAACTGAAATAGATATTTGCAACCTTGCCTTGGCATATTTAGGTGATGATGCAACTATTGCTTCGATAAAACCACCAGAAGGATCTGCACAAGCGGAACACGCTGCAAGATTTTATCCTATAGCAAGAAACACTTTGCTAGAATCACACACTTGGAATTTTGCTGCAAAACGTGCAAGTTTAGCAACCACAACAAATACTCTTACACAATGGGAGTATGCATATGTTGCACCTGCTGACATGATGACACCTGTTGCAATAATATCTCCAACATCACAAAATGATTATGCTACAAGAATGTCGGCTGGTGATACTCCCGGTAATTTAACAGCTAATTCTTCACCTACTATTGTAGCTGGACAATATACACCACAACAATTTGCAGTAGAAGGAATTTATATATATAGCAATCAAGAAAATGCAATGTTGAGATATCAATCATTAGTAACTGATTCAACTTTATTTTCGCCATTATTTATTGTTACTTTATCTTGGCATTTAGCGTCTATGTTGGCAGGGCCAATGATAAAAGGTGATCAAGGTATGGCACAAGCAAAAAAATGTACTGAAATGATGCGTAATTATTTGGCAAGTGCAAAACAACAAGATAATTCACATAGAGATATAACAGTAGAACATATTGTACCTTGGACATCTGGGAGGTAATTAATGCCAAACACAAGAACTTTTCTTAAATCATTTTCTAGTGGCGAGATATCACCAGAAATGGCAGGTCGTATTGATGATAGTAAATATCAACAAGGTGCAGCTACCATGCGTAATTTTATTGCACAACCACAAGGGCCAGCAGAAAACAGGCCGGGATTATTTTTTGTAAAAGAAGTAAAAGATTCTACAAAACAAACCAGATTAATACCATTTAGATTTAACGTGTCGCAAACAATGGTTATAGAGATGGGTAATGAATATTTTAGATTTCATACTTTAGGTGCAACTTTACAATATACAGATGGGTCAGCATGGAGCAGCAGTACTAATTATTCTATTGGCGATATAGCAAAATATAACAACGTAAATTATTACGCAAAAACAGCACATTCAAATAGCACACCACCAAACTCTACAAATTGGTATGCATTGCCGTCTGATATGACATATGAAGTACCGTCACCATATTTAGAAGCAGAATTATTTGCTATAAAATTTGTACAATCTTCTGACGTAATGACGTTAGTGCATCCAAATCATGAACCAGCAGAGTTAAGAAGACTTGGTGCTACTAATTGGCAATTTATTAATATAAATTTTGCAGCAACAATTTCTGCACCAACTATTGCGTCTGTAGTTGCATATGTACCTTCTTCAGCAAGCGTTAACGCTGACACAAACGAAGACCATACATATGTTGTTACGGCAGTAGCAAGTGATGGCATTCAAGAAAGTGAACAATCAAGTGAATCAACTGTATCTAACAATATTTTTGTAACTGGAGCTAAAAATACTATTACATGGAACAGAGTAACAGGTGCATTAAGATACAGAGTTTATAAAGAACAAGGTGGTCTTTTTGGTTTTATTGGTGAAACTGATCATGACTCGGTAAACAATCCTTCCACTTACAACATTGTTGACAATAATATTGCCCAAGATTTTTCAGTAACACCGCCAAGATACGAAACTACATTTTCTGGTTCTAATAATTTTCCTTCTGCTGTTTCTTATTTTGAACAACGTAGAGTTTTTGCTGGTACTAATAATGAACCACAAACTATATTTATGACTAGATCAGGTACAGAAAGTGATATGTCATTTAAATTACCAATTAGAGATGATGACCGTATAAAATTTAAAGTTGCTGCTCGTGAAGCAAACAGAATAAAACATATTGTACCGCTAACGCAGTTATTATTTATGACAGAAGCAGCAGAATGGCGAGTAACTTCTGTTAATAGTGATGCAATAACACCTACATCTATCGCAGTAAAACCACAATCATATATTGGTGCTAATGATTCACAACCTGTAGTTGTTAATAACAGCATGGTATACATTGCAAGTCGTGGTGGTCATGCTAGAGAACTAGGATATAACTGGCAATCTAATGGTTTTATTACTGGTGATTTATCTATAAGAGCATCACATTTGTTTGATGGTTTAGATATTACAGATATGTCTTTAGCTAAAGCACCAATACCAATTGTATGGATGATTAGTAGCAATGGAAAATTATTAGGTTTGACATATGTACCAGAGCAACAAGTTGGGGCATGGCATCAGCATGATACAGACGGCTCATTTGAAAGCGTTACTACAGTAGCTGAAGGCAGCGTAGATGCAGCTTATTGCATTGTAAAAAGAACTATAGGAGGTGCTACAAAAAGATATGTAGAACGTATGGGTACAAGAAATTATGCATCTCAACGTGATAGTTTTTTTGTAGATTCTGGCTTGACATATAACGGTACAAATACAAATACAGCACGAACTGTAACTATAACTAGCAGCGGTAATTATACAAAAGGTAGTTCTGTTACTTTAGAATTTCCATCTTCGATACCTGTATTTAAATTTAGTGGTAATGGTCTTACTACAGATTTAAATGATGCAATAGTAATAGTTGATGGTACTGAAACTTATAGATGCGACATTACAGCAATTGCAGATAATCATACTGCAACTGTAAAACTAGATAGAGATTTGCCAAGCAGTTTACAAAATACAGCTATAACGTCTTATGAAATTGCAGAAA